TCCAAGANCAAGGCAGCCGACTGCCGCTCATCGTTGCCGACATCACGATAGAGCCAACCTTTGCGGACGGACTCCCGCTCTTCCAGCGTAGCAGCTGTGCGCATCAAATAAAATCAATGACTTATACTGGAGAAGGTTGGACGTCAGACCCATCCCCTCCGCCACCTGCCCCCGCGAAGGCGTTCTCCCCATCCGGCTCCGGCCGGATTTTCTCGTTGTTTTCGAGGGTTATGCGGGAGAGGCTGAGCACTGGCCGCTGCGCCATTATCGCCTGAAGTGGTCTCTCAGGGCCGGTATTCTCCGGACCTCATGACTGCGCTATTTTGGTGAATTTCTCATAAGCCCATGTAGATATTGACGAAATTCAAGTCGTTTAAATTGCTTGGATTAGAGTCGCGTTTGCGTCTGCTGCGACCGGGTTCGGAAGTTCTCAGGCCATGGCCCTTTCCAACCTCTGCTTCCGACGCTCCCAATCGGGCATCACCTTGTCGAGTAGCTCGAAGAATGCGGGGCCGTGATGTGGCTCGGCCACATGGCAAAGCTCGTGGGTGATGACATAGTCGATGGCGTCGACCGGCGCCTGCACGAGGCGGCGGTTCAGCAGCAGGCGTCCTGCCGGAGACATGGATCCCCACCTCTGCCGGGTCTGGCGTACGATGAGACCTTTCGGCCTGAATGCCTCCGGATCCGGGAAGTGGCCGAGACAGAACTCGATCCGCTCCGGAAACTTGATGTGTGCCCGGTCCCGGTACCATGCCTCGACCAGTTCGCGCGTCACCTCCGGCCTGGTCGGCCGGTGTGTCTGCACAACGATGAAGCCGCGGATCAGCTTCACGCTTTCCTGGACATGCGGGACGACCTTCAGCCGATACTGGCGCCCGAGGTAGAGATGGGTCTCACCGGCGACAAACCTGCGCTCCGGTGTTCTTGGAAGGAACTGGGCGAAGTACCGCTGCTGCCGCGTCACCCATGCCGCGCGCTTCCGCAGCTTGGCTTCTATTGCGTCGAGCGTCGCGTCCTCTGGGGCCGCGATCACCACCGAAGCATCCGGCTCGACAGCGATCTCTAGCGTCTTCCTCGTACGGCGGACGATCTCGTACCGGATCTCCTGCTCGCCGTACTGCAGGCAGTGCAGTTCCCGCGTCATGCCGCGAACCGGGCCCGAGCAAGATCCATGATCTTGAGTTCGAGATCGTCGAGCACCTCCACGGGCAGGTCGACGCCCCTCTCGTCACGCAGAACGTCGAAGAAGTAGTCATCAATGGCATTGCGCAGTTTGTTCTGGGCCACTTCGTTCGACCAGATGTCGACGATCAGGTGGGACTTGATGATGTCGATGATCTCCAGGGCGATGGATGCTGCTTCGTCGCCGGCCACCGGCTCATCGTCCTTGATCTTGAGCTGACCTTCCAGGACGCCGAAGAACGCCTGTGCATCCTCATCGCCCCGGATGCTTTCGGGAACATCCCGGCCCCGATCCTTGCGTGCCACCTTGCTCGCGAGGTCCACGACGCTGTTCAGGTACTCGCGCTCGGAGAGCCGCTTCTCGCGATAGGCGCGAATGGTCTCTTCGAGCAGCTCGGAGAACTGTTTGTAGAACGTCGGGTCCTCTTCCATCTTCTCGGTGATTGCCCGCCGGGTGGCGCTGGCGATGCGGTCCGCCCTCGAGGCTTCGGAGACGCCCGTCTCCTCGACGACCGCCTTCAGCGCATCAGGATCGTTGATGTTCACCACCTCGATGATGGTCTCGGCAGGCATCGCCACGACATGGTCATCGAGCAGCTTCTGGATCTTCGGCTCGAACTCGCGGACATCGACCGTCTCCTGGTAGCGGAGCTGGACCGAGCGCTTGAGTTCGGAGAACTGTTTCCAGTCGCGTTTCAGGGCATCGACCTTGGTCTCGTCGAAGACATCGAACAGCTTGTCGGACGAGAGCGAGATGTGCAGGCACCGGCTGAATGCCTTGAGGCGCGCGTAGAACTCATGGCGCAGCGCCTCGTGGGCGAGGTGCTGCTCGAACTGCTCCATGTCCTTCTTGTTCCGCACCGGCTTGAAAAGGTCCCAGAGTTGATCATGCAGCTGGGGCAGCTTGCGGATCTCCTCCCGGACGTCATGCACCGTCCCGGCAAGGTCGGCCGCCTCGTAACCTTCAAAGGCGCTGTACGTCGTAAGGGCGCTGTCCAGCTCGCCGAGTAGCCCCTCGTAGTCGACGATGAAGCCGAACTGCTTCTCTGTTCCGCCGTCCTCGTAGAGCCGGTTCACCCGCGCAATCGCCTGCAGGAGATTGTGTTCCTTCAAGGACTTGCAGACATAAAGGACCGTATTCCGGGGCGCGTCGAAGCCGGTGAGGAGCTTGGAAACGACGATCAGAATCTCCGGATCGCCGGAGCCTTTGAAGGCATCGATGATCTGGCGGTTGTACTCCTCTTCGGTCTTGTACCGCGCCATCATCTGCGACCAGAAGCGGCGCACGAGGTCCTTGGACCCCTGGTCGACCTCCTCGTTGCCCTCGTTCTCGTCGGGCGGCGAGATGACGATCGCGCTCGAGACGTGGCCGATCTCCTCGAGAACCTCCTTGAAGCGGACGGCCGCGGCCTTCGAGGGGGCAACGAGCTGCGCCTTGAAGCCGGTCCCCTGCCAGTGCTGGCGATAATGCTCGGAGATGTCGAACGCCTTGGCGCGGATGGCCTGGTCGGTCTTCGACAGCGCGTCCATCCGGGAGAACTTGCGCTTGAGGTCAGCCTTCTGGCTGTCAGTCAAGCCCTCACTGATCTTCTCGAACCAGCGGTCGATCACGGTGCCCGAGACCTGTTGCTCCACAAGCCGTCCCTCGTAGAGGAGCGGCACGACGGCGCCGTCGGCGACCGCCTCGTCGATGGCGTAGCGGTGGATTAGCCGCCCGAAGGTCGACAGCGTGTTCTTCTCCTTCTTCAGCAGGGGCGTGCCGGTGAAGCCGAGGTAGCAGGCCTTGGGCAGGAGGCGCCGCATCTTGGCGGCGAACTGGCTGTGGCCGCCGTAGCGCCCCGTCTGCGTCCTGTGGCTCTCGTCGACTAGTACGAAGATGTTCGGATCCTCGTCCGCCAGCTTGCTGTTCTTCAGCGCCGTGTCGAACTTGTTGATGATTGTGGTGACCAGCGGAGCCTTGTTGTGGACGAGCTCCAGAAGGTGAGACCCGCTCGTCGCGCGGACCGGCTCCAAATCACACGACTTGAACGTGTCCTTGATCTGCTTGTCGAGATCGTCGCGGTCCGTGACGATGAGGATCCGCGGGTTCTCGATGCTGCGCTCAAGGGCGAGCGACCGCCCCAGCATCACCATGGTCAGTGACTTACCTGAACCCTGCGTGTGCCAGATCACGCCGCCCTTTCGGGCGCCGCTGACATCGTGCTGCTTGACCGTCTCGGCCGCGCGGCGGATCCCGAAGAACTGCTGATGGCGCGCAACCTTGCGGACGCCGCCATCGAACACGGTGAAGCGGCGGATCAGATCGAGCAGCCGCTCGGGGCGGCAGAGTGCGTAAACCGTCCGGTCCTGGGCCGTGACCGCGCGGTCGCCTTCGGCGGCCATGGCGTCGAAGTAGGCGCGTGCGCCAGTGAAGTCACCGGAGAAGATGGCGTCCTTCTCCACCGCGGTGAGCACACGGTTGGCAAAGGGTGCGATGGCCTCGTCGGCGTCTTCCTCGTCGCGCCATGTCTGCCAGAACCTCCGAGGCGTCCCGACCGTCGCATAGCGCGCCTCGTTCCGGTTCATTCCGATCAGCAGCTGGGCGAAGTGGAAAAGCTGCGGGATGTTGTCCTCGTTCTGGTAGCCGATCAGCTGGCTGTCCGCCTTCTTCAGGCTTTCGGTCGGCCGTTTGTTCTCGATCACCAGGATCGGGATGCCGTTCACGAACGCGACGATATCGCAGCGCTTGGTCTGGCTCGACGCTGTCCTCTCGATCGAGAACTCTGCGGTGACGTGGAAGACGTTGTTCGCTGGCCGCTCCCAATCGATGTAGCGGAACGAGTAGCTCTTCGAGTCGCCGTCGATGGACTTCGTGATGGTCGTGCCGAGGACGAGCGTGTCGTAGATGTCTTGGTTCGTTCCGCGCAGACCCTTCAGCCGATCTGGAGTGGGCTTCAGCCGGCGCATCGCCTCATGCGCGTCCTCGAGGTCGAAGGCATACTCACGGCCGCGATGCGAGAAGCGGTTGATGCGCATGAGTTGCTCGGCGAGCACATCGTCCAGCACCACGTTCCGCAGCCGCCCGCCGCGCAGGCGCAGTGCCTCGTCCTGCGAGAGCGGCATAAACCCGAGCGCCACCAGTAGCTGCAGCGCCGGGACCTGCGATTGGTGCTTCTCGCTCGAATTGAAGGTCTCGGGGCTCATAGCGCCCACTCCGGGTGCCTGGCTGCTTTGTAGAAAGTCACGCAGGGCGCGTCGGGCGACTGGCCGAGTTTCTCGCGCTGCGGTTCGAGGATATCGACCAGGCTTTGGTAATACGCGGCCTCTCCCGGGTAGGCTTCGCTTGCAGACTTCATCTCGAGGTGCCGACGATACACGTAGCAGATGGCATCGGAGACCTGCACCAGCGAGGAATGGTGCGACTTGATTGCGAAGGCGGTGTTGATGATGTGATCAAACCGATCCGAATTGCTTCGAGGCAGCCAGATTTTCTTTCCGCGCTTGGAGCCACGGAGCTGGTAAAGACCGTCGTACCAGGCATCTGCGTCGTACAGGCCGTCCGAGAGCTGGGGCATCTCGACTTTGTTGTCATCCATGATGACAACGGTCAGACCTTTGCTGTTCTTGACGCTCTGCATCTTCTTCTGAACGAGGGCGCAGGTGAACATGCCTCCGGCAAGCCAGTAGCTCTCGCCAAACGGATGACCATGCTCAGAAGCACGCGCTGCATTCAACGCCGCGAACGACAAGCCGATGCCGAAGAGCTTTCCGCCGTTGGCGACTGCCAGCTTGCAGATGTCGGTGAGGAACGCCTTGCGCTCGTCGGCATCGATCTTGCTCCAGCCGCCCTTACCGTTGATGAACCTGCTCGTCTTGAGCTCGGTACTCGACCCCGGGTGCTTGGCGAGGAACTCCGCCAGCATCTTGTCGAAGTCGGCTGTCTTCTTGCGCAGCTTGTAGGCGTCCACCATCAGCCCGCACATCACGAAGACGTCGCTGTCTCCCGCGGCGCCACTCTCGTCGACGTAGATGAACTTCATTGCGCCACCTCCGTCGGCTCGGCGGTGGCGACACGCCACTCGCCTGTCAGCAGCTTCTGCATGAGGCCGCGTTTCTGCCGGGTCAGAGCTTCGATTTCGGCGTCGACGAGCGAGAGTTCGGTTCGCGCACATCCCAGAACGTCAGCAATACGATCCTGCGTCGCTCGATCTGGCAAGCGCAGTGGCGATGCCAACCAATCGTCTGGAGCGATACGGCGTGCCTTTCGCTGACCACGAGCAAGGTGAACTTGCTTGGTGTAGTAGGCTGGTCGGGTCAGATACTCGATCAACCAGACCGGATTGACGCTAGAGTCGCAGTCGAAGGCTGGCAGGTCGAGCGTGGACTCGCACCGGTCAAGCTCAGGACCGACAAGGGCGAAAGCCCCATTGAGGAAGTCCAGCTTGCTCCAGATGATCTGACCTGCCGCGCGGCGATAGTAGCGGGTATTCGCGCTGCCACGACGTGGCTCGTTCTTTTCCGTCGCACCCTTTCCGTAAAGGCGTACTGAGATTTTTCGCGCGGTTGCACCGTCCGTTCCGGGAATGCGGCTTTCAGTCAGAAAGTCCCCGAAGCAGACGGGCTCGCCGCGGCGGCTGGCGCGCGCCATGAGAGTGTCCCGGAGACCGAGGAAGCGGTCTTCGTGGGCGGCGCGGAGAGCGGTAAGCTTCTCGAGCGCCGCGTCCCAAGTCCGCAGGATCTGGGCGATCTTCCGTTGTTCGGGCAGCGGGGGCACGTCGAACTTCCGTTGCTCCATCTCGCCCTTCTGCACATGAACCAAAGCAGACGCACCATGGGATGAGGCTTCGATCTTTTCGGTCTCGAACTGGAGAAGTTGGAAAAGGAAGTCGCGGTCCGTTTCGTCCGCAGGATGGACCTTCCAGGTGTGGTAGTTGAGGACCCCTGTCGGCCCTTCCCAAATGTGAGGGCCAAACGATGCGCCGCGGCTTCCTGACCACGCAAAAAGCAGTTGACCGGGCTCCACCAGGATCTTCGGGTCGAACTCTCCCGAGTAATGGTTGAATTCATCAGAACCGTTCAGGTTCTGGATCCGAATGATCGGCAGACCCTCCGTCTTCCACTCGTGAGGCTTGAAACCACGACCGTTTACAAGTTCACAGATGTCCTCAAGCCGTTTTTCTTGCCACTCGTTATGCATCTACGCCGAGCTCCTTCAGATACTCGGCCATCTTCGCCCGAACCTCGGCCAGCTCGGCCTCGATCCGCAGGATGTCCTTCTGCACGGCGGCCACGTCGATCTCCTCCTCGGGCTCGAAGGTGTCGACGTAGCGGGGGATGTTAAGGTTGAAGCCGTTCTCGGCGATCTCCTCAGGCGCCGCCCGGTGCGAATACCGCTCGACCTCGGCGCGGGTGGCGTAGGTCTCCAGCACCTTCGCCACATGCGCGTCGTCCATCACGTTCTGGGTCTTGCCCGGCGTGAACTCCTTGCTGGCGTCGATGAACAGCACGTCGCGCCGGTCCGCGTTCGCGCCGCCCTCCTCGCGGGAACGGTCAAAGATCAGGATGGCGACCGGGATCCCGGTGGTGGTGAACAGGTTGGCGGGCAGGCCAACGACGGCGTCGAGCAGGTTTTCCTCGATCAGCTGCTGGCGGATGCGCCCTTCGGCGCCGCCCCGGAACAGCACGCCATGCGGCACGATCACCGCGACCCGGCCGGACTGGCGCTTGGCGATCTCGATCATGTGAGTGATGAAGGCGTAGTCGCCCTTGGACTTGGGCGGAACGCCACGCCAGAAGCGCTTGAATTGGTCGCTGTCGGCGTCCTCGGCGCCCCACTTGTCGAGCGAGAACGGCGGATTGGCGAGCACGACGTCGAACCGCATCAGGTGGTCGCCTTCGACCAGTGCCGGGCTGTTGAGCGTGTCGCACCACTCGATGCGGGCGGCGTCCTTGGCGTGCAGGAACATGTTCATGCGGGCCAGCGCCCAGGTCGCCCCGTTCACCTCCTGCCCGTAGAGCGCGAAATTCTCGGAGCCAACCTCTTGCGATGCCTGGATCAGCAGCGAGCCGGAACCGCAGGCGGGGTCGCAGATCGTGTTGCCGGGCTGGGGCGCCGCCAGTTTGGCCAGCAGGCGCGAGACGGCCGTGGGCGTGTAGAACTCACCGGCCTTCTTCCCGGCGTCCGAGGCGAAACGCGAGATCAGGTAGATGTAGCACTCGCCAATGATGTCCTCTGTCACCCGCGACGGGCGCAGGTCGAGTGCGGGCTTGGCGAAGTCCTCAAGCATGTTCTTGAGGCGACGGTTGCGATCCTTCGGGCGGCCGAGATTGGCCTCGGAGTTGAAGTCGATGTTGCGGAAGACGCCCTCGAGCTTCGCCCGGTTCGCGTCCTCGATCTTCTCCAGCGCGATGTTGATCAGCTCGCCGATGTTCGCCTCGTTTCGCTGGGCGTAGAGGTCGTAGAAGCTGGCGCCCTCGGGCAGGATGAAACGCTCGCGCTCGAGCCGCCGGCGAATGCGGGCCTCGTCGTCGCCATACTGCTTGCGGTAGGTCTCGAGGTGGTCGTTCCAGAGGTCCGAAATATATTTCAGGAACAACATCACGAGGATGTAGTCCTTGTACTGGCCGGCATCGACGGCGCCCCGGAAGGTGTCGCAGGCCGCCCAGGCGGTCTGGTTGATCTGCTGTTGGGTAATCTGATCGGTCATCAGGCAATTTCCTTCTGGTCGGCGGCCTTCGCGGCATCGCCGAGAATGGCGCTTACGAGTTCTTCGCGGCGAGCGGCGAGTTGACGGAGCAGCTGCCCCTCCTGCCGGGCGAGGGCATTGAGTTCGACGATACGTTTCTGCGTGGGCAGGTCAGGCAGGGCGATCTCGAGGTTCTCGAGGACCGCCATGGGAATCATCCTGAGGCTTGTGCCCTGCGCTTCCGCGCCGAGCCTGCGCTGCGCGTCGGGCTGGTTAATGGCCCATGCCACGTATTCGGGGAGAACGCGGTCCCTGTCGGGGCGAACGATCACCAACGGGACAATGACCACGACGGGCTCCGGCAGCGGATCGCGAATGGCCGCTGCAGCGTTCGGTTCGCCACGCGAGCGAAAGACGACCTCGCCGCCGCGGACGAAGTATCGGTCGGACAGCTTGCCCAAGTCGTACCTCTGGAAGTCTTGTCCTGGCGCTTCGCCGTTCGTTCCGACGTCACGCAGCTGAAGCGCCGGCACGCCACCCTCCGACAGCGGATCGAGCCTGCCGCGCGCCGTGTAGCCGGAGTGAATGTCCGAGAGCTCCGCGAGTCGCATGAAAGAATCCTCTGTAAGACGATTTACAGAGATTTAGGCGAGCTCAGCTCTCGAGTCAATTCTTCGATATGCAGTTTTTACCCTACAGAGAAAAATGCAGTGTCTGATGCTGCCATGTGAGCGGGAACGGCTCCAGCACCTGTGCGAGCGTCACCTCCGGCCCTTGCTTCCCGTCCAAGATCGCGTCGACGATGTCGGGGGCGAGCAGTGTCAGGCGCAGAACGCGGGTCATGTAGGAGGGCGCGATCCCCTCGCGCCCCGCCAGATCGGCGATTGTGACGAACTCGCCCGACTCGAGCATCCGTTTCCACCGGAACGCGCGGGCCAGCGCCTTGACGAGAGTGCTGTCTGCCCGCCGCGGTTGCGTCGCGCCCTCGGGGATCTGCATCTCCTTCCGCCCGCCGCGCTTCACGACCCGGAACGGTACATGGAGCGTCACGGTCTCGGGGATTGGTGTCCCGCGGGTCATGCTGCTGCGCCCATATCGCCGGCCAGCATCTCGCGCGCGAGGCCGCCGAGACCGTCCACGCGCAGTCGGACGTCCAAGCCGTCGGTGCCGATGTCCACGCGCTCGACCAGCAGCGCAACGATGCGCGCCTTTTCGGCGGGGAAGAGTTCGTCCCACAGCGGATCGATCTGCTGCAGGGCGACCCGGGCATCCGCCTCGCTGATATCGGCGGCATCGGCACGTGCCGCCTTCCACGTTCCCGCCACGATCTCGGGTTGCCGGAACACGGTGTGCAGTTGGTCGATAACGGCGGCCTCGATCACCCCCGCTGGCACGCGGCCGACCGGACAGGCACCAGCGCCATGTTTCAGCACAGTCTGGCTGACGTAGTAACGGTACAGCCGCCCGCCCTTGCGTGTATGCGTCGGCGAGAACGCCGCGCCGTCGGGCCCGAACAGCAGCCCCTTCAGCAGCGCGGGCGTCTCGGCGCGGGTGCGCGCGGCGCGCTTGCGCGGGCTTTCCTGCAGGATGGCGTGGACGCGGTCCCACGTCTCGCGGTCGATGATCGCGTCGTGCTCTCCCGGGTAGCTCTCGCCCTTGTGGACCGCCTCTCCGATATAGGCGCGGTTGTTCAGCATCCGGTACAGGTACTTCTTGTCGATCCGGTTGCCGCGCGGCGTGCGGATGCCGCGCTTCGCGACCTCGCGGGCCAGTTCCGTGCCCGATCCGATCTCGAGGAACCGGGCGAAGATCCAGCGGAGATGCTCGGCGGCTTCTTCATCGACCACCAGCTTTCGGTTCTCGACCCGGTATCCGTAGGGCGGAACACCACCCATCCACATCCCCTTCTTGCGGCTCGCGGCGACCTTGTCGCGGATGCGCTCGGCCGTCACCTCGCGTTCGAACTGGGCGAAGGAGAGCAGAATGTTCAGCGTCAGCCGTCCCATCGACGTGGTCGTGTTGAACGACTGGGTGACGGAGACGAACGTCACCCCGTTACGGTCGAACACCTCCACCAGCTTTGCGAAGTCGGCCAGCGAGCGGCTAAGGCGGTCGATCTTGTAGACGACGACCACGTCGACGAGCCCGTCCTCGATGTCCTCCAGCAGTCGCTTCAGGCCGGCCCGTTCCAGCGTCCCACCCGAGATCCCGCCGTCGTCATACTGATCGCGGACCAGTACCCAGCCCTCGGACCGCTGGCTGGCGATGTACGCCTCACAGGCTTCGCGCTGGGCGTGGAGACTGTTGAATTCCTGCTCGAGTCCTTCTTCGGAGGACTTGCGCGTGTAGATCGCGCAGCGCTGCTTCCGGATCATTCCTGATTTCGCAGGGGCCTTTGTCATGTCCGCGCTCTCCGGTTCTTGAGGCCAAAGAACACCCAGCCATTCCAGCGCGTCCCGGTGATCGCGCGCGCGATGGCGGACAGCGACTTGTAGGGCCGCCCCTGCCATTCGAAGCCGTCCGCGGTGACGGTAACGGCATGCTCGACGCCCTGCCACTCACGGATCAGCCGGGTGCCGGCGATGGGCATGGTGTCGGCGCGGATCCGGCTCTTCTTCCGGTCGCCGCCGTCGAGTTCCTCGCCCAGCCGCTCCAGCCGCCGGATCGTCTCGGGCTTCAGCCCGCCATAGGCGAGTTCCTGGATGCGGTAGGCCAGCCGGCTTTCCAGGTAGCGGCGGTTGAACGGCGGCGGCTCGCTGTCGAACAGGTCGCGCCACTGCGCCCTCAGCTCCGGCGTCGTGGCGGTCTTCAGCGCGGCCAGGCGCGCGGGAATGGGATCGTGGGTCGTCATGTGGTTCTCCGGTGAGTTGGAGTTGCATGACGGCATCGGTCAGCCGGAGAGTGTAGGCGAATTTCTCCAGTATCGTCAGAGGGCTCGCCGCGCTCTCGGTGCCGCAGCCGGATCAGCCCGAGGGCCAGCAGGCCGCATAGCTCGGCGCGGCGCTCGGCTGGGGTCATCTGGTCCGGCGGCAGCGGGTTCGAACCCAGCCGGGGGTATGTCAGGGCGTTTCGCATGGGAGAAACGCTACCCGCGCACCCTCCAAAAACAATCGCAATCAATGACTTATGGGAGCTCTGCGTAAGCCTGCGCAGAGGATGGGAGCCGGCGGCACCTCAGTGACGGGTCGCCCGCATCACCTCTGTGTCGGTGTCGAGAGCCAGCGCCGATCTCCAGAGCGGCGTCTTCATGAACACCGCCTCTTCGATGCGATAACTGGCCGAGCCGCGGTCCTGCTGCAACAGGCCGGCCCAGCAGAGAGGACGCAGCACCTGGATGTAGAGCTGGCCCATCACCTCGTCATAGCGCGGGAACGGCCCCGTCTCGGGCTCGCCGAAGAGCACGCGGCGGAGGTAGGCGCCGGTGGAGCCGTCCTCGGTCTCGACGTTCAGCACGTTCAGGAACACGTCCCAGTTGCCGAGGATCGGCGCGTCCTCGAAGCGCGACAAGCTGGCGTGGTTGATGCGGAACAGGAAGAACGGGACGACCGTGGCGAAGATCTGGCCGGGATGGTCCGCCAGCGCCTGGCCGGCTTTGGTCAGGCGGAACTCGCCCTTGTAGTGGCGCCCAAGCTTCATCGCGATCATCAGGTCGTGCAGCACCATGAGCGGTGCGAAATCGGGCTCGTTCAGGACCTTGTTGACGGCGAAGAGGTCCGCCTCGGTGTGGCCGGGCCAGTCGAACTCGGCCGCGGCCCAGTGCACGAATACCCGCTTGAATGCCTTGGACGGCGTCAGGGGGATGCCGCCATGCTCGCCGATCCAGGCGAAGGTCTTCTCGAGGCCCCGAACCATGGGAGAGTGTGCCAGCGCGGGATCGGCGTCGTCGATCTCCCGGAGGGTGATCATGATCGCCGATCCTTGCGCGCCAGATCCGCCATGGCCTTGCTCAGCAAATGCCGCGGGATGCTGACCAGCGCGAAGCGCTTCCTGTCGGATGGTGTCTCATCATGGGGCGCCTCGATGACCAGTTCCACGTGATCCTCACTGGCGTGCAGCTCCACGGTGATGTCGGCGTCCTCGAAGTCCACTTCATGACGGCGACCGTTTGCGCCCCGGATGATTACGTGGGCCATGCTCAGATCTCCCGCGCGAACCATCGGATGCGGCCGACGATGTGTATCTCTTCGGCCGTTCTTTCGTATTCGGGATAATGCTTGTTGTCGGAGATCACGCGAACCGCTGGCGGCTCGCTGTTTGCGATGTGCTCGAGCCGCTTGGCCACGAGCCCCATGCCGTCATCGAGGACGAAGATGCCCGGCGGATTCGGGGCGCGACGCGTCATGTCCACGAGCACGGTATCGCCGTCGAGCAGCGTCGGCGCCATGCTGTCGCCTTCGACGTGCATGATGCGCAGCTGCGACGGGCTGGCCTTCAGGCTGTGCCGGATCCAGGAGCGGCGGAAGTGATAGACGCGGCCGGGCGTGTCGCCGTCCTCTGTCACGACCGCGCCGCCGCCCATTGCCGGGCGCGGGGTGGCGTGGGCGATGGCCACAAAGGCGTCGTCAGGATTGTCCAGGAAGGGGGGCTTCCCTTCCACCTCACCAATCCCATGGATCAGCCAGTCGCGGTCCACCTTCAGCACGCGGGCGACCTCGGCCAGCCGGTCGATGCCCGGGCGCGCGGAGCGGCCACGGAGGATGTCGTAGACAAAGGACCGGTTCACGCCGGCCATCTCGGCGACGTGGGCGGGACTGATGCCGAGCTGGTTGGCCCGGGCCCTCAGGCGGTCGGAAAGCGTGTGGTGCTCGGTCATGTCATCCCCACCCAACTGTGGATGAAATAGGATAAAATCGGATTGATTGAGGCTCGTCAAGCGAATAAGAACAGAAGGTAAACACCTTAGACGGGAATCGGCGTGGAGGGCAGCGAATGCACATCGACAAATTGTACTTCACGCTCCCCGAGATCCTCGAGCGGTGGCAGATCACCGAGGCCGACCTGATCTACCTCGCGGAGAACGACAAGCTCCGGCTGTCGGTGCGCGTGTTCGGCGTGCCGATCGAGTTCGGCGACATCGACGAGGACGGGCGTGGCGAGCCCTTCAAGGTGCCATGGGAGCAGAGCTACTACAGCGGCCTGCTCGATCTCCATGCCCGCGATGTGTTCCAGCTTTTTCGGTGCGGCGAGGTCCATCTCGAGAGCTTTCGAACGCCGAAGGCCGACTACGCGGAGACGTGGGGCGATACAAAGCCCGTCCTCGTCATGATCGGCGACCTCCTTCTAAGGCGGGATGAACGCGACCGTTTCGAGGTCGAGACCGGGTTCTCGCCCGGCGGACAGCCGATGGAGGAAGCCACCTTCATCCACTCGGCCGACTATCTCGAGGTTCGCTGCAACGGCTGCCGGTTCAAGCTGGGCCCGATCCAGGCGGAGGTCGTGCGCGCGCTGCACGAGGCAGCGCAGGCCGGCGCGCCTTGGCAGAACGGCAAGGCGATTCTGTCGCGCGCCGGCTCGAAGAGCCTCCGCATGGCCGACGTCTTCAAGTCGCAGAAGGACTGGCGGCATCTGATCCGCTCCGACCGGCGCGGCGGATACCGTCTGAATCTCGACTGAGCGATCACCGTCCGCCCGGTCCCTGTGGGATCGGGAGGGGGATGGGTGAGGGATGGTGGGGGATGACGGCGCCCCGCCAACGGCCAAGAGCCAGTCCTGCAAGGACCGACTGATCCCCCTCCGTATCCCCCGCCAGTCCCCACGACATCCCACACCGTAATTGCGCACTGTCTCCTCAACGACGACACGAGAGGAGACACCGATGCTGCAGAGGCATTGCCTGAACCAGAAGGAGCTGGCCCGGCGCTGGGGGATCTCCCACCGGACGCTGGAACGCTGGCGCTACAATGGCCAGGGGCCGGCCTTCCTCAAGCTCGGCGGACGCGTGCTCTACCGGCTCGCCGACATCGAAGCCTTCGAGCAGAGCCAGCTGCAGCGTGCCCTGAAAATCAGCGAGGCGGTCGCGCGCGTCGGTCATTCGCCCCGTCGGCTGACCGCGGACCCGGCGCGGGCCGCACGGGTATGCTGATGGTCGCCGCAACCCCGATCGGCGCCCGCTTGGCGACGCCGAAGCTCACCGATGTCGAGCTCTACGCCTGGATCGCACAGGCCGAGGCTGGCGCCCGGATCGAGTATCACCGCGGCTTTCTCGGGATCGACGTCACGCCGGTGATCTCGACCCTGCCGGAGCCCGAGCGCCGCCAGCTCGCCGACCTCGGTCAGGCCGCGCTGGGCGCCTTCGAGAAGGGCCTCGTCCACCTCTTGCAGGAGCGCGTGGGCCCCGACCGCTTCGCCTACATCGCCGTCGCGCGACCCAGACCCAGAGCCGCCAACGCCTCGCTCTCGGCGCTGCTCCTCGAAGAGCGCGCCGCGTGATGGCTTTGCCATTCCCTTCCAACGGAGACCCCGCCATGCCGCACCCGGAAAACACCCCCCGTTTCGACGACCTCGAAGGTCTCGCCCTCGGCGACATCGCGGCGCTGCCACCCGAGCTGCTGCTGGATCTGCAGACGACGGCGCTCGCCGAGACCGCCCGCGTGAAGCGGCTGCGGGACCGGCTCGAGGCCGGCATCGCGCAGCGCTACGAGGCCGCCGCCGCGGCCGAGCGGGCTGCACAGGGCAAGACCAGCGGCACCGTGCGCGTCGAGGACGAAAGCGTCGTCATCGTCGCGGACCTGCCGAAAAAGGTCACGTGGGATCAGGACCGGCTCGCCGCCATGGCTGAGCGCATCCGCGCCGCCGGCGACGACCCGACCGAGTATCTCGAGATCGCCTACCGCGTGTCCGAGCGGCGCTTTGGCGCCTGGCCCGCGGCGATGCGCGAGGGCTTCGCGGACGCGCGCAGCGAGACCACCGGCAAACCCGTCTTCCGGCTCGAGGCTCGAGACCGGTGACGCGCGGCGGCGGGACGCCCGCGCGGCAACGCCGGGCAGGTTCCCCTTCGGCACCCGGTCACCCCCGCCGCCGCGCACCCTGTACGCAACTCCCGGAGAACCCCATGGCCTTCCGCATCATCACCGCCGACGAACGGCTCTCGACCGCCGAGAACAAGACGTCCCTCGCCATCTTCGGCCCGCCCGGCGTCGGCAAGACGACGCTCCTGAAATCTCTGCCCGCCGAGGAAACCGTTTGCCTCGATCTCGAGGCCGGGATGAAATCGGTGCAGGACTGGCGCGGGGACTCGATCCCGGTGCGCAGCTTCACCGATTTCCGCGACCTCGCCGTGCTGATCGGCGGGCATGACCCCGCGCAGCACCCGCAGTCCTGGTACGGCGCCGAGTACCACGCCTGGCTGCAACAGCAGTATCTCGGCACCGGCATCAAGGATTTCCTTGCCCGGAAGAAGATCGTCTTCGTCGACTCGATCACCGACCTGACGCGGCAGGCCATGGCCTATGCCCGCCAGCAGCCCGAGGCCTTCTCCGAGCGGACCGGGAAGCCCGATGTCCGCGGCGCCTACGGGCTCCTGGGGCGCGAGGTGATCCAGGCGCTGAAGCATCTCCAGCACGCGCGCGGCAAGACGGTGATCTTCGTCGGCGTGCTCGAGAAGGTCACCGACGAGTTCGGCACGACGACCTGGCAGCCGCAGATGGAGGGCACGAAGGCCGGGCGCGAGTTGCCGGGGATCGTCGACCAGGTGGTCTCCATGCAGCTCTTCGGCCGCGACGCCAAGGGCGAATGGACCCTGGAGGAGACCTCCGCCGAGCGCCGCCTCGTCTGCCGCTCCGGCAACCCCTGGGGCCTTCCCGCCAAGGACCGCTCCGGTCGTCTCGATGTGACCGAGGCGCCCGATCTCGGCGCGCTGATCGCCAAGATCGACGGCCGCGCGCCCGCCCAATCCGCAATCCCTTCCTGATTCAGACGCAAAGGACAGACCCATGAGCTACGATCTCAACGACGCCCAGCCGCAGATGGCCCCCATCGGCGAGCTGATCCCCGACGGCACCTTCGCCAAGGTGCGCCTGACCGTGCGCCTCGGCGGCGTCGACGGCGCCACCCCGATGGACGCGAAGCTTCTGAAGGCCTCGCAATCGAGCGACGCGAAGATGCTGGACTGCGAGTTCACCATCCTCGAGGGGCCGCATGCCCGCCGGAAGTTCTGGCAGAGCTTCACCGTGGCGGGCGGAAAGGTCGACGAGAAGGGCCAGTCGATCGGCTGGAAGATCTCCAAGTCCACCTTTCGGGCGATGGTCGACAGCGCTCTCGGGCTCGATCCCAGAGACGAAAGTCCCGACGCCAAGGCCAAGCGGGTGCTGCCCGGGCTCAAGCATCTCGACGGCATCGTCTTCGCCGCGCGGATCATGGTGGAGCCCGCCTCCAGCCCGCAATACCGCGACCAGAACCGGATCGCGAACGTCGTTCTGCCCGACGACGCGAGCCATGCCGCGATCATGCGCGGCGAAACCGTGCCCCCGGAGCCCGTCAACGCCCCGCCGCGCAAGGCCGCGAGCGCGCCGGCGCCGGGCTGGCAGGCGCCCACGCCGGCATGGGGTGCGCAGCCGCAAGCCCCGGCGGCGGCTCCGGCCTGGGGCGCGCAGGCGCCGGCTCCGCTGCAGCCCCCGCAGCAACCGCCCACCCAGCAGTCGCCCACCCAGCAGTCGCCCGCATCCCCGCCGTCCGCGCCGGGCGGAGCGCCGGCGGGCGGCATGCCCGCCTGGCTCAATGGGTGAGGCGCGGTCGGCAGCACGGCGGCGGAGGTCAAACCGGCCTTCGCCTCTGCCCGAGGCCCGGCGCGATCCGGCCGGGCCGATGACCCCGGATGAATGGCAGGCGCACGTGACGCGCGAGGCGGCGCTGGAGATCGGACGATGGCTCGAGGCACGAGGAAAACTGCACGCCCCCATCGCAAGCCTCGGCCTCGGCGACCTGGAAGCCATGGCCAGCAACGCGATCTCGCGCTGGATCGTGCTCCAGTCCGAAAAGCTCCAGAGGGCGGGTTGGCCGCCCGAGGACCCGATCGGGACCTTCTTGCTCGGGTAGCGCTCTGCGCCGTCTGCGCCCGCGAGGCGCGCGGCTTCGGCTACTGCCACGGCCTCCGCTGGGATCGCCACCCCTACCACCGCTTCTGCTCGCGCCGCTGTCAGGACGTGGGCAGCGCCATCGCCCAAAGGAACAACGGCATGATCGACAAGACCGCGCGCGAGGCCCGTGCGATCCGCGATGCGCGGACGCTCTTCGCCGAAGCGCTCACCGACCTCGGGCTCATGGAGCCCTTCTTCCACCGCAGCGCCGAGGACATCGACCGCCTGATCGAGGCGGCGGTCACCGGCTACATCGACAGCATGCAGGACCAGGCCGCGCGCAAGGAGCGCACCGGCACGGCTCTCGACGACCCGATCCCATTTTAGGAGCGCGGTGATGATCGACCTGAACGACGACACCGCGTCCTGCAGCTGGAAACCTCTGCTCGAGGCGGCCACCGAGAACGCCGTCACCGATTTCGAGATCGAGTTCTGCGACAGCCTCCGCGAGAAGCTCGCGCGGTTCGGCGAGAGTGCCCGGCTGACGGACGCGCAGTTCCACAAACTGACCTGCATCGCGCAGGCCGGCGGGTTCTGGGAGCGCGAGCGATGATCGACCTGAACCATAAATCGGGCTTCCTCTACGGCGCCGGCGCGCCGCGCCCGCCCATTGCCGAAGCCGTCTCCGCCGCCATCGACACGGCGCTGTCCGCGCGCCACCGCGCCGAGCGTCCGCGGACCTATGTCAGTTCCTCGGGTCTCGGCCGCGACTGCCTGCGCCAGATCCAGTACGACTTCCTCGCGGTGCCGAAGGACGAGGGTCAGGAGTTCGCGCCGCGCACGCTGCGTATCTTCGAGGCGGGCCACCGGGCCGAGGACATCGTCGCGGGCTGGTTCCGGATCGCCGGGTTCGACCTGCGGACCGAGCGGCCCGATGGTCGCCAGTTCGGCTTCGAGGCCCTCGGCGGGCGCTTCAAGGGCCATATCGACGGCTGCCTCGTCTCTGGTCCCGTCGCGATGGACTATCCCGCGCTCTGGGAGAACAAGGCGCTCGGCGCGGCCAGCTGGAAGGATGTGATCAAGCGCGGCGTCAGTCTCGCACGGCCGGTCTATGCCGCCCAGATCGCCCTCTATCAGGCCTACATGGAGCTGCCGGCCCCGGCGCTTTTCACCGCGCTCAACCGCGACACGATGGAGTTGCACGCCGAGCTCGTGCCGTTCGATGCACATCTCGCGCAGGAAATGTCGGACCGCGCCGTCGCCGTGGTGCGAGCCTCCGAGGGGAGGGAATGGCTGCCGCGCGCCGCCGCAGAGCCCACCGCAGTCCTCTGCCGCGGCGGCATGGCGGCCGGCAAGTGGCACGCTCCCTGCGCATGGGCGGGCCGGTGCTGGGGAGAGCGGCGTCCCGGAAACGGTGAGGCGGAGAAGGAAAGGCGCCAGTGGCGCGTTTCCCCGCCGAACGGGGAGCGTTTCAGCCGCGAACGGGCGGAGCCCCGGCCATGATCCCCGACGCCTATGAGCTCAAGCGGATCGTGCGCGCCCATCGCGACCGGTTCTGGTGCTCCGACCTGCTCGGAGCGGCGGAGTTCGCGCCGATCTATTTCTTCGACGATCAGGCCGCGTTCGATGGCGATATCGTCGACCGCGCGATGACCCGGGTGCTGACCGGTCCGCTTCGGCTGCCGCACCCGTCCGTGATCTTCGAGGTGCGCGAGCAGCGCGCGTCTCCCTCGGGCCTGATCGTCTGCGCCCGCGCCGACGGCGACATCGTCGAGGGCGCGTTCCTCATGCGCAAGCGGGCGCCGCGCGGCTGGACGGACTGCCTCGTGCGGATCTGGATGCATCCGGACGGCAAGGCGGAGATCGAGGGCAACCCGTCAGAGCGACACGACGAGACTGTCCGCGGTCACGGTGAAGTCGCCGCCGGCATCGTCTGGCGCGCGCTGACTATCCTCGGCGCGTCCCCGGACATCCGCGACCGCAAGGTGTCGCTTGCGAAACGGTCCCGCCTGTCCCGCGAGGGCGTGCGCGGATGGGTCTGGCGTCAGGTCGCCATCGATCCGGCGCGTCTGCGCGCGGCGACGCCGCCGCAGGGTGGCAGTCACGCGAGCCCCCGCTGGCACATTCGCCGCGGTCACTGGCGGCAACTCGCCGACGGGCGCCGGGTCTTCGTCCGCCAGTGCGAGGTGGGCGATGCCACCCGCGGCGGGATCGTCAAGGATTACGCAGTGGAGATGCCCCAGCCATGACCGAGTTCACCCCATCCGCCACGCAGGCCGCCGCGATCCGCGAGATCAGGGAGTGGTTCGAAACCCGCACAGAGCAGCAGCAGGTGTTCCGCCTGTTCGGCTATGCCGGGTCCGGCAAGAGCACCGTCCTGAAGTTCGCGCTCGAGGAGCTCGGCCTCTCGCCCCATCGCAGCGCGAAGGAGGGCCGCTGCGTGCCCGGCGTGGTCACCGCCACATTCACCGGCAAGGCCGCGCTGGTGCTGACCCGCAAGGGCACGCCCGCGCGCACCATTCACAGCCTGATCTACTCGGTCATCGAGGCGACCGAGGAGGAGATCGAGGAGGCCGCCCGGAAGATCGCGCTGGCCGAACGCGACGCGCTCCGTCTCACCGGGTTCGCGCGGACCACGGCCGATGCCGCGATCGAGGCGATGCGCCAGGGGCTCTCGGCGATGAAGCACCCGCGCTTCGCGCTGAACCCGCAGAGCGACGCCGCCGACGCGCGGCTTATCGTGCTCGACGAGGTGTCGATGGTCGGCGAGGAGATGGCGCGCGATCTGATGAGCTTCGGCAAGCCGATCCTCGTGCTCGGCGATCCCGGCCAGCTGCCGCCGATCCGGGGCGAAGGCGCCTTCACCCGCGACGAGCCGGACGTGATGCTGACCGAGATCCACCGCCAGGCGGCCGAGAGCGCGATCATCCGTCTCGCCACCATGGCGCGGGAGGGTCGGCCCATCGGCTTCGGCGTCTACGACGAGCATGTCGCCAAGCTCCGCAAGGGCGACATCACGCCCGAGCAAGCACTCCGCGGCGGTCAGCTGATCTGCGGGCTCAACGCCACACGGCTGCAGATCAACAACGCCATGCGCGCGGCCGCCGGTCTCGGCGGGAGCTGGCTGCCCACGGGGCCGGCCGAGAAGATCATCTGCCTCAAGAACCAGAACGATCTGGGGCTGATCAACGGGATGTTCGTGACGCTCGAGGACATCGTCGACGAGGGCAGCCTCTACTTCTCGGCCGTCGTCCATGACGAAGACGGGCGCCACATCGGAGAGCCCTATGAGGACGGGCGTCCGGGCCGGCTGCGCATCTACAAGGGGCATTTCGAGGACCACGTCGCCTACGACGACAAGCGCCATGACCGCGACTACAAGGAGAAGCGCCTGTTGACCGAGGCGACCTTCGGCTGGGCGATCACCGCCCACAAGGCGCAGGGCTCGCAGTGGGAGAACGTGATCGTCTGGGACGACGGGCTGGGTCGCAGCGAGATCGACCGGCGCCGCTGGCTTTACACTGCGATCACCCGGGCCGAGCGCGGTCTCGTTCTTCTGGCCTGAGGGGCGCGATGATCGACCTCAACGACATCGCGGTCCCGAAGACCCGGCACGATCTCGCGGCGGTGAAGGAGCGGCTCGCCTGCACGGCCGCCGACTGGCTGCCGGGGCTCTTCCCCGAGGCCCGGCTAGCGCGGGACCGTCGTTCCTTGCGCTGCGCAGACCTCTCAGGGCGCCCGCCGCGGAAGGAGGGCTCCTGCACCATCCATCTCGACGGGCCTTATGCCGGCTGGGGCTTCGACTACGCCACCGGCGAGCGGGCCGGCCCCATCGACCTGATTGCGCAGGCGACCGGCCTCTGTGACGGCGCGCTCTTCGACGAGGCAGCGCGGCTCGCGAGGATGGATCATCCCGCGCCGTGGCCTGCGCCGTCGTCGCCCATGCGCGTACGCCCCGACCATTCCGCCGAGATCGCGCGGCTGGTCGGCGGGGCCGTGCCGATCGCCGGCACGCTGGGCGAGGCCTATCTGCGCGCCCGCGGGGTCTCGGATCCCGGATCGCCCGACTTGCTGTTCCATCCCGATCTTCCGGACTTCGACAGCTGCCGTGGCTGGCCCGGCTTCATCGCGATCCTGCGGCTGCCGGACGGAACTCGCGGGCCGGGCATCCACCGCACCTTCCTGCTCGACGACGGCAGCGCCAAGGCGCCCCCGGGCAAGAAGATGCTCGGCAGCGTGAAGGATGCCGTGGTCCGGCTCTTCCCGATGCCGGAGGACGGGCACATCGGCATCGCCGAGGGGATCGAGACGGCGCTCGCGGCACACGCGCTCTTCGGCACACCGGTATGGGCGGCGCTGTCGGCCGACGGTCTGACGCGGTTCCAGTGGCCCGAGGGCACCCGGCGCGTCACCATCTACGCCGATGCCGGAGACGTCGGCCGCCAGGCGGGAGCGACGCTCTCGGACCGTCTGAACCGCGCCGACATCCCGAACGAGATGGTCGCCCCGCTCCATGGCGACGACTTCAACGACGACCTTCAGCGCGGGGCGCGCGCCGAGAATTACATGCGCGGGGCAGATACCACAGCTGAGCCCGAGGCCGGGGATCCGGTCGAGCCGGAGACGGCCACACCCGTCGTCGCCTCCGCCGACGATCCCGCAACGCTGATCGCCGCGGCCGAGGCGCTGACGAACCCGCCAGAGTTCGAAGCCCTGTCCACGCTGCTCGGACGCATTGCGCTGGCGAAGCTCGATCCTCTGCCCGAACGGCAGGTCATCGCGCGGATCAAATCCACGGCCGGCATCGGCATGTCGGTCCTGACGCAGCAGCTGGCCGAGCTCCGCCGCCGCGTGAACGCCACCGGCGATCCGCACGCGCCGATCCCGAAGCCCGCCTGGTTCAGGCGCCTCCGGCTCGACCTCGCCGGCGCGCCCGAGCGCAACGAGGCCAACGTCATCGTGGCGCTGACCTCCGATCCGGCTTTCGCCGGCGTACTCGCCTTCGACGAGTTCAGGCAGGAGATCGTGGTGCGCCAGCCGCTGCCGTGGGATTGTGCGACCGCGTCACTCCCGCGCCCCTGGGAGGACGCCGACGACATTCGCACCGCCGAGTGGCTGCAGCTGCGCGGCATCAACGTGGCGCCGGTGGTTGTGAGCCGCGCCGTCGGCGCCGTCGCCCGCGAGCTGCGCATCCATCCCGTCCGCGACTGGCTCGACACCCTGAAATGGGACGGCACGCCCCGGATCGAGACGTGGACCAGCGCCTATCTCGGCGCCGAGCCGACGGCGTTCCATCACACCATCGGCGCGCTCTGGCTGATCTCCGCCGTCGCCCGCATCTACCGCCCCGGCGTAAAGGCCGACCACATGCTGATCCTCGAGGGGCCGCAGGGCGCGCGCAAGTCGACCGCGATCAAGGTGCTGGCCGGCGAGGAATGGTTCACCGACGAGCTGCCCGAGCTCGGGTCCAAGGACGCGGCGCTACACATGCAGGGCGTCTGGATCGTGGAGATCGCCGAACTCGACGCGATCGGCCGCGCCGAGGTCTCGCGCATCAAGGCGTTTCTGACCCGCACCACCGACCGCTTCCGTCCGCCGTATGGGCGCTACACCGTCGAGGTTCCGCGCCAATGCGTGTTCGCCGGCACCGTGAACCCCGACACGTATCTCCGAGACGAGACCGGCAACCGCCGTTTCTGGCCCCTCCGCTGCGGGACCATCGACATCGCGGGGCTCGCCCGCGACCGGGACCAGCTCTGGGCAGAAGCCGTCCACCGCTTCCGCGCAGGCGCGATCTGGTGGATCGACGATCCGGCGCTGCTGGCCGAAGCCCGCGAGGAACAGGACCGCCGCTACCAGTCCGACGCCTGGGACGACCTGATTGAACACTGGCTGACCCACGAGATCCGCACCGTCTCCGACGGCTTCCCAGACTACGGGAACTCCCGGACCGAGAGCGTGCTGCGCCCGGAGCCTCTCAAGGACGTATCGGTCGGCGAGATCCTCGAGGAGGCCGTCGGGCTCGAACCCGCCCGCTGGACGCGCGGCGACCAGATGCGCGTCTCGGCCTACCTCAAGGCCAACGGCTGGGAGCGGTACCGGCGGCGCGACGAGGGCGGGCGCGAGGCGCCGCGGGAGTGGCGGTATCGGATACCTTCAAAGACGATCCCCTGACCACTGGCGTGAAGCGACGAACTTGTACAAGGCACTGGAGAATGGAGAATTCGGGTTGGCAGAGACTAGATGCTGTGGCAAGAATGGGAAAAAACACAACAGGGAGGCCGGCGAAGTGACGTACCAAGAGCGGGTCGCAGCATGGATCACCGCGTGCTTCCCTGCCTCGGCGCGCGAAAACGTGTCCGAGCGGTCTCATCGTTTTCTTGAGGAAGCGATTGAACTGGCTCAGGCGAGCGGGTGCACGAAGGAGGACGCACGGGCAATCGTCGATTACGTCTTTGATCGGCCGACCGGCGTACAAGAACAAGAAGTCGGCGGCGTGATGGTCACGCTCGCTGCGTTGTGTAATGCGCTCAAACTGACGATGGACGATGCAGGAGACAAAGAACTGGCGCGAAACTGGGAGAGAATTGAGGCTATCCGACGCAAGCAAGCCGCGAAGCCCGCCGGGTCTCCCTTACCCCAACGAGTTGAAGGCCGTCTTCATGCATCGGTGTTCAGATGATGATATCGCCCTCGACCTTGCGGGGTCCGCTGGGTGATTGTCTCGTTCGGGACCGCTCGTTTGAAGGAAATATGCCTCGTGTTAAGTGAGGCCGAAGTCGCGTTGGGGACGGTAAACGCAAAGGCGCTTGTGTCGATCATCGCGGACATCGAGGCGCATGAGAATGCCAAAGAAATGTTGGATTTCATGGACGGGACCGTTCAGATAAAGGACGATGACACGCTCGAGATTGCTTTCGGGAGCAATTATTGCGCACATCTTGTTCCGGTTGGGGTGCGATTTCAAAAGAGCGATGACGGCCAAATCATCTGGTCCTCTGTCGAGCGGCTCAAGGTAACTGCGATAGGGGAATGCAATGCCTGCTGATGGTGGCCAGGTCGCCGATTGGTTCTCGAAGCCAGGGGACGCTATCGGTGCATTGATGCATCGTCGAGGCTTAACAGCCGAAGATCTTGCAGCACATCTCGACGGCGGCGTGGATGAACTCAGGAGCCTTCTGGAAGGGCACAGTCGCATCGATGGGCGTTCGTCAGAGGTACTGAGCCAGTTCCTTGGCGGGAGTTCGAGGTTTTGGCTAAAGCGGCAGGAGAACTTCGAGCAGGCCCTCGAGAGGGCTGTGGAGGCCGCGGCGGAAGACGCAGACGGTTGGTTCGGCAGCGTTCCTATTCCTCGATCACGTGGTCGGCGGCCTACTACGGACAAGGGGGTACGGGACGAACTACGTCGTCGCATGCTCTTTTACAGCGTTCCGACTCTTGCGAGTTGGGAGCAAAGGTACGGTAGGATCTGCACCGAAACGCACTTCCGACGCTCCATGAGTTTCGTGCCATTGGACTCGGCGGTTCTTCTTTGGTTGCGGCGGGGAGAGTTGGAGGCAGAACTCGTCCAAACCCGTTCGTGGTCTCCTGAAAGGCTCGAGGAACGCCTAGATCGCATACGCCAGCTCACCAGGATCAATCACCCTTCGCGCTTTCTTCCGAAGCTCCGCTCGATCTGTGCCGAAGCCGGCGTTGCAGTCGTCATTGTCCGGACCCCGAAGGGATGCCATGCGAGCGGTGCAACCCGCCTTGTCACTGCGGATAAGGCGATGATCCTCCTTAGCTTCCGGCATCGTTCCGACGATCATTTCTGGTTCACAGTGTTTCATGAGATCGGGCATCTATTGCTGCATGGTGCCGACACGTTCGTTGACAGTGACGAAACACCTACGGATGAACTCGAGCAGCAGGCAAACGATTTTGCGCGGCAATGCTTGATCCCGCCCGAACGAGAAGAAGAGTTTCTTCGCCTCAAGGCCGTCAGAAACTCGATTATACGGTTCAGTGTGTCGGCAGGAATTGCACCCGGATTGACAGTTGGGCAAATGCAATACCGAAAGATGATTGAGCACAGTCAGATGAACTTTCTGAAACGTCGATGGAAATGGGACGAGATTGATCACGCCTGTGTGTGACGATTATCCTTTGAAGTGGACGAACTTCAGTGGTGACTTTTGCCAGTTGCATAGAGCGTCTTCGAGAACTGCCATGCCCACTTGGACATCGCCATCAAGATCGTCGAGCATCTGTTGAAGTTGTGCAGGTGCCGTGTTCGCATTGGCAGCCCCGTTGAATAGCAGTCTTGCACCTCGGCTTGGCCCTGTCGCTCCTTGAAGATATGCCGAGAGCGGCTGCATCGCCACGATGCCGTAGCGCGCCAAGAGCATCAGGTAGTCGAACTTCGCAAGTCGGCCGAAGCTCGTGATGTTCAGAGAGTTGTACATTGCGTCGAACCGGTCATTCGGACCGTGGGCCAAGACCCCCTGCAGGAACGCCTGGTGGCCATGCGCCCCGATGAGCCTGACGTACTCGCGGACAACATGACCAGTGTATCTAGCTGAACCCGGTCGAAGGCTTTCGTACTTCCTGTGATTGCCGAACTTCCCGCGAATGCTGGTCCAATTCGCAGCCAGCCATGTATCGAATGCGGCAGGATTGCCCGAAACCGATGGCCAATCCCAGAGGCCGTTGCCAAGCATCCCATAGACGTCCTGCAGCCGCAGCCAACCACTATCGGCGGGCTTCGCGAAGTGTGTCATGAGGAAAACAAGCCAAGCAGCCTCGTCAAGATTGCCGTTCGCGACATGCAGCGCGACAGCCTGCTCTGGGTTGAAGAGAGCGTCATGAGGGTCTGCGCGCCGGGGTGAAATCGGACGTGCCTGGACAAGTCTGTAGTAGTCTTCCCGGCGGACGCTGGCAATGAGCTGAAGTGCTAGAGTGTCAAGTGCTCTCGGATCCTGAATGCCTGGTAGCGGTCGTACTTGGGCGGAGTGCGCGAGAAGCCGAGCCCTGCATTGCTGACGCTGTACGTTTCTTGTTGGCCAAGTCATTTCGATCTTTCGCTAGTCAGGGTGAGGCGTCACTTTTGGTCGTCGGTGGACGCTCGTTCACAAACGGAAGATACACCGTATTGGAAAAGCCTGATCTCAATCCTGACAAATCCTCGCGCCGTCGCCTTGCCCAATGCACCTGAAGCAGTCGCACTATGTCAGCCCAGTATGGATCATCTATCGCGTCTTCGGCCTTGAAGCTTTCTCCGTCTCTGATCCGCCTCTCTGCATCAAGTAGCGAGGGGGTCAATTCAAACGGGTTGCCAGAAGTCATCTCTGGCATTTCGTTTGGCTTTTGATGGCCCTCGTCAGTATACCTCTTAGCGGCTTCAATATATTCATCATAGATGTGCATCGAGCCGACATGGTGAATAAACGTTCCGAGCCGCACCCCAAGTCGACACGCAAACATTTCCTGAATCATCGTGAAGCAGAATATGTCATGTGGCAGCCCCCAGTATGCATCATTGGACCTCATTGTCGCGGACATATGCAGTCGGTCCTCCCGTAGGTGAAGCTGCATGGTGGTCGTGCAGGGGATTTCTTTCTTTTCGATCGCAATATCTTCGGCATCAAAAAGCTGGATTACGGCACGACGACTCCCCGGCCTACGAGTGAGCAGGTCTGCAACATTCTCAATCTGATTGACGCTGCCGTTCTTTCGAAGAAGCCGAGGGCCATACGCGCCTTGAAGCACTCCATCTACCGCATCGTCCTCGTACCTGCGGATATAAGGCTTGATGAAGTCAAGCTGATCAGAGCCGGAGAGGTACCACAGAAGCTCACCGATCGCGCTAAATGGCTTCCCCCGATCTTCTGACCGGCTCAATCGCGATCTTGGCTGCCGAATTCTGAGTGTTACTCCGAGGCATTCGAGCGTGCCTCCCCTTGTGCCACGATTCGTCGAGCCCTCTTTGAGCAGTCTTTCATAGAGCTCGATCAAGACATCATCGAGGCTGTCGCCGACTATCTCCATACAGAAAACTCTCTGCTCGAACCGTAAGCCGGTCACTCAACACCATGTTGTTCTTCCAGTTTACGGCGGTCAAGCGAAGTTGCGTGGTTCTTCACGCGTCGTCGCGGACTTACCGCGAGGACCGAACAACGCTGCCGCGGAAAGTGGATGTCTCGACATGGTCCCAACCTCCCCGGTGGTCCCAACCCTGTCCCAACCTTCCGAGGGGGTTGGGGACACGAAAAGCCGTTCGAAAACAACGGTGTCCCCAACCTCACCCTGTGGTCCCAACCTTTTGCTACACATTCATGTGGGAGAACGGAAAAGGTCGAGAACATGTTTTTCTATACGAAAAGGGAAGGACCCCCGTTGGGGACACCGAGGTTGGGACCACATCCGGTCAAGCCATTGGAGTGAAACGATAAAGGGCTGTCCCAACCCCCTCGAAGGTTGGGACCACGCGTTCGGAGGTTGGGACCAGGACGGGCAGCGCGTCGATCTTCGCCGGCCGCGCCGTCCCTCGTCGTTTTCGCTTTGGCGCCGACCCGCCGAATGCTACATCTTGCGGTGACCGAAGCCGAAGGCCCACAGCTTGTGAGCCTTCACGATGAACACACCGATCCTCGCGCAGGACGTCCGCCCCGAGCCGGGCGCTATCTCCCGGTCCTGCATCCTCGCCCTCGACCTCGGCACCACGACCGGCTGGGCGCTCCGCAGCCATGACGGACTGATCACCAGCGGCACGGTCAGCTTCCGGCCCGGACGCTTCGACGGCGGCGGCATGCGCTACCTCCGCTTCACCAACTGGCTGACCGAACTTGATCGGCTGTCCGGGCCCATCGCCGCCATCTGGTTCGAAGAGGTCCGCCGCCACGCCGGCTCCGACGCTGCCCACATCTACGGCGGGCTGATGGCCACGCTCACATCGTGGGCTGAACTGCGGGGCGTTCCCTACGAGGGCGTTCCGGTCGGAACCATCAAGCGCCACGCCACCGGCAAGGGCAACGCGCCGAAGGAAGCGATGATTGCCGCGGCGCAAGCACGAGGGTTCTCACCCGCCGACGACAACGAGGCCGACGCCATCGCCATCCTGCACTGGGCGATCGAGACGAACGGGGGCCTGGGATGAGGTGGTACCCGAAAGGCTACGGCGGCACGCGCCGGGATCCGGACCAGGTGAAGCGCGATGGCTGGCATGACGAGGGTGTGCTCGCTGTTTCCGTCGACGATCACCGCCTGACTTGGCCGGAGCGCGAGCTCGTGCGTCAGCTCGGCGAGAAGCTCTACGGGCCTCGGGCGGACGACCGGGAGGCCGCGAATGGCTGAGTGGACGCCCACCATGGTCGAGGACCGGCTCGAGAGCGCGGCCGACGTGTTCCGCTCGCTACCCGAGGTGAAGCCGCAGGGCTACTTCAACGCCTGGCCCGAGTACTTCCACAGTTTCGCGGACCAAGTGGGCCAGGAGCCACGAACCCGCCAGCCCAAGCCCAGCCCGCGTGACATCACGCAGGCCGAAGATGCTCTGCTCTGGCTGCGCTGGCTCGATCCCGCCGATGCGCGCCTGCTCTGGCTCCGGGCGAACCGAAAGCCGTGGAAGCCGATCTGCTGGGAACTCGGCATCAGCCGCGCCACGGCGAACAGGCGCTGGCAGTACGGGATCGCGGTGATCGTCTGGCGGCTGAACGGGAGGCGCGTGCCGAAGAAGCGGTCGATGGAGTTCGTGGTCGGGCGGGCGGGATGAGCGCGCTACGCCGCCTCGAACGGGTTCAGCACGTCCACGCCCAGCCCGGCCACATCCGCACCGTTTCGCGTCACGATAGTGAGGCCGTTGGCCTTGGCCGTCGCCGCCAGCAGCGCGTCGATGACCGGCACCGGACGAATCGCATTCATCCGTCCCCATTCCTCCGCCACGGTCGTGTCGACGGGCAGAACCCGGTCGCCGAAGCCCGCAATCACGTCGCCGAGCCACGTCTCGAGCGCTTCGGCCTTCCGGGGATCGCGGCGGCGCGCCAGTTCCACGCCCTTGCGGATTTCGCCCAGAACCAGCGCGCTGAGCCACAGGTCGTCCTCGTCGACGCCCGACCACCAGACCGCCACGGCCGGATCGCAGCGCTCGCCCTTGCGCACCTCCGAAATGATGTTGGTGTCGATCAGGAAGCTCACAGGGAGACGTCGCGCCCGAAATCGCGGGGACGTTCGAGATCGATCCCATCGAGCGGCGCCGAGGCAATGAGCGCCTTGAGCCCACCGTTGCGGGCGGTGGCGATCCTCTCCCGCAGGATGGCGCGGGTCTCGCTCTCGCGCGCTGGATCGCCGAGGGCGGTGGCGACGTCCCGGACGAGTGCGGCGTCCTCCTTCCGGACCTGAACCTCGACGCGCACGAAGCCCTGCCGCTGACGGCGCTTGCGCCACTGGGTGACGGGAGACGGATCGGTGCTGGCCATGCTGCCCTCCATTTCCGGAAATACTACCGGAAAGATAGGAGCACGGCAACGGGCTTCAAGATCGCCCTGTCAAGTCCGTGCGCGCCCGCGAGACATTTTCCTGCGAGACACCGGAAGGCGAGACGGTTTCGGCCGGCGAGGCTACAAGAACGATAGTCTCGGAGTTGTGCGCCTGGGAGATGGCTGCGCGTCCGGGCTTAAATCTCACGTCCAGTCTAAGATGAACCGCATGGCCGACACCCGTCCGTGGGGCTTTCGCGACTATGTGCGGTCGCATGGTTTCCATACAATCTATCTGGTCAAGTCGATCCGTGGCCGGCCGATCAAGGTAGGCGTTGCCGAAGATCCCGAGCGACGCCTCGCCAATCTGCAGAACGCCAACTTCGAAGAGCTCTGCTTTCACCGGTTCTGGTGGTTGCCGGGTCAGGCAATCGCACTGCGGATCGAGACGTCCTTCAAGCGCGACTTCGCACGCGCCAACATCCGCGGCGAGTGGTTCGATCTCGATCCCGCCGAGGCCGTCGAATACATCGAAGCGGCAATCGAAGGGCTCGGAACCTGGGGTCTGACGCAGTCGCAGCTGGAGCATCTCCAGGATCGCTGGGCGCGCAAACACTACGGCATGTCCGATGCAGGACCATCGCCGCTCCGAGGCGCTGAACCCCGGAGGGACGAGCCATGGCAGCGGCGTCCGAGAAAGCGTCGCGAGCCATCGCTTCCCGCTTTTCCCTGGGAGGACGGGACGCGAACGTGATCGGGCGAACCGACGCTCATCCCGAAGTGGACACCGGGGCTGGCTTCCGGGGTCCAGCCGGGGTCCAGGCAGCCAAGCCATTGTTTTCCGGTTACTTTTCGGGCCGAAACGTATGCTGGCGGGCTTGGCTCGGCATTTCGCCAGCGACAGGGCCAGATTTTTGGGAAGCCACCGGAGTCTAGCGTCCACCCGCGACGCCACGAAACCCTCGTGAATTCAAGCATCTGACCGGCCGCGCGGGGTGGATACCCCGCGAATGCCGGAGTCCAGCCGGAAGCCGGTGGACCCCGCCGCGCCGGGGTCCACCCCGGCCAATGCCGATCGATCATCGACAGGAACCTGCATGACCCTCGCCTTCGCCCCCGAGCGGATCGAGATGTGGCCGCTTGCGCGCCTGCAGCCTTACGCGAAGAACGCGAAGGCGCATGGCGCGGATCAGGTCGCGAAGATCGCCGCCAGCATGGCCGAGTTCGGCTGGACGGTGCCGTGCCTCGTCGGCGAAGACGGCGAGCTGATCGCGGGCCACGGTCGCGTGCTCGCCGCCACACAGCTCGGACTGACCGAGGCGCCGGTCATCGTGCTGGGCCATCTCACCGAGGCGCAGCGGCGGGCCTACCGCATCGCGGACAACAAGCTGACCGAACTCGGCACCTGGGACGAGGCGCTGCTGTCGGCGGAACTGAACGAACTGTTGGCCGAGGATTTCGACCTGTCGCTGGTCGGGTTTTCCGATGGCGAACTCGACAAGCTGCTGGCCTACGTCGCGGAAGACGACGGTGAAGAAGGTGGCGCCGGGGGCTCCGTGCCGCCGGTGACCATCCCAGAGCCGCCGCGCAACCCGGCCGCGCGCACGGGCGACCTCTGGCTCCTCGGCGAGCACCGGCTGCTCTGCGGGGACTCGACTTCGCACGACGACGTGCGCCGCCTGATGAACGGCGAGCGGGCGATCCTGTTTGCGACCGACCCGCCGTATCTGGTTGATTACGACGGGTCCAACCATCCTACCCGGAACAAGGACTGGTCGGCGTCCTACGGCACCACCTGGGACGACAGTTCGCAGGGCGCCGAACTCTATGATGGGTTCATCGCTGCAGCCGTGGCGGAAGCCATCGCCGAGGACGCCGCCTGGTACTGCTGGCACGCCTCGCGCCGCCAGGCGATGCTGGAAGCCTGCTGGGAAAAGGCGGGCGCCTTCGTCCACCAGCAGATCATCTGGGTGAAGGACCGGGGCGTGCTGACCCGGTCGCACTACCTCTGGAAGCACGAGCCCTGCTTCATGGGCTGGCGCCGCCCCAACCGTCCGCCGAAGGTGGCCGAGGAAACGCTGCCATCGACATGGGCGCTGCCCAGCTTCGCCAAGGACGAGCGCCCCGACCACCCCACGCCGAAGCCGCTCGATGCCTTCGGCATCCCGATGCGCCAGCACGTCGCCCGTGGCGGCCTCTGCTATGAGCCATTCTGCGGCTCCGGATCGCAGATCATGGCGGGCGAAGCGAATGGCCGCCGCGTCTTCGCGATGGAGATCAGCCCGGCTTACGTCGATGTCGCAGTCGAGCGCTGGCAAGCCGAAACCGGCAAGGACGCGACCCTCGACGGCGATGGCCAGACCTTCGCCGCGGTGAAGACGGAGCGGCTGGGCGACAAGGCCGATGCCGCTGCCTGATGGCCGTCTACTACAACGATGCCGATCCCGCGGCCTGCGCATGGCTGCGGGAGCTGATCGCGGCCAAGCTGCTGCCGGATGGCGAGGTCGATGGGCGGTCCATCCTGGACGTGGAGCCCGCCGACCTGCGCGGCTTCGCGCAATGTCATTTCTTCGCCGGCATCGGCGGCTGGCCCTATGCGCTGCGACTCGCGGGCGTAGCGGAGGATCTGTCCGCCTGGACCGGTTCGCCGCCCTGCCAGCCCTTCAGTCAGGCCGGGCAGCGCAAGGGACAGGACGATGACCGCCACCTCGCCCCGGCCTTCCTGCGGCTCGTCGCAGCCTGCCGCCCGGAGGTCGTCTTCGGCGAGCAGGTCGCGAGCGCGGCAGTGCTCGGACCGGTTGGCGGTGCAGCTCGAACAGCGACTGAGGGCCCGGCTGGCTGGGCGTGGTTCGACGCTCTGGCGGCTGACCTGGAAGCGGCATCTTACGC